CCCTCGGCCGGGGGGGCCTCCCCGGTGGCGCCTTCTGCAATAGGCGCAGCCGCAGCACCTTCCGGTACCGCTCCTGCACCTGCGCCCTCTGCCTCCTCACCCTTCTTCTTGAAGCGCCCGCGCTCGGCGCGCTCGGGGGTAGCAGGCTCGCGCCCGGCCTCGAATTGCGCGGTCAGCTCCTCGCGGATGGAGCGCCTCTCGGCCGCTGACTGGCGGCCCTCGCCGGCGGTCCCGGACTCAGCCGGCGCGGCAGGCGACGCGCCGCCCCCGGGGTCTCCCCCGGCGGGCTCGGCGGCGCCGACTTCGGCCTCGGGCGCATAGAGCGGCAGGTAGCGATCAAGCCAGTTCATGTCTCACTCTCCTCTGTGGGCGGCGGGTGCGGCCCGTTACGTATACTTTATCCAACTAGACATCCTGTTTTGCTGCTGCTTTTTGTATTGAGCTTCATTCGCTCCTGGCGGAATTGATGGGTAATGATCCAAAACCTGCTCGGGCATAAGGATTAGTTCCATAAGAAACCCTGGCGCGGCCCAGCGGCCATTGGCCCAGCGCTGCGGCTCAGTAGCCATGATAGAAATTCGCACACGGTTATCCATGTCTGGCCTAATAACTTGGGTAAAACGATCCATATAACCGTAGCGCTCGATGTCGCGGCGCTCCTCGGGCCAGTGTATCTCATAAGGCAGCTGCGCCACGAACTTTCCTTTGTAGCGCGCCACAAAGCGCCTCCCGTTAGGGCGCACCGAGTCATAGAACAAGCGCGGGAACTGCTTGTGATTGATCTCCTGGCCGGCGCAGGGCACCCAGCCCGCAGGGCACCAGTCGGGCAGCACGACCTCAGCCGAGAGGCCCTCCGGCTCTACAGGAACGGGGCGCGGCGCGGCAGGCGCCGCCTGCGGCCCCACCAGCACACCCACAAGGGCCGCGAAGCCCTTTAGAAACGTGCGCCTAAGCATGAGCATGGTCATTAGCATTCTCCCTTTTAAGCTACAGCAACCGTCGGCATTGTCATCCTGGCCATACTCAGTTCCATGGTTCTACACGCATTGGCCACGCGGCTTTCAAACAAATCCCAAACGGCATCACCCGCATTTTGGAGTTCTTCCAATCCCGTGACGGTTACGGCTACAGCGCAAGGCGTCGGCACCCCATCCCTAAAGGCGCTACTGTTAATAACCACGAAGCAAGCATACTCGTCATCCCAGCGCAATTCGGTGCAAAGCTTCCCGAACACCTGCTTAATGTGCTTAAACGCCAGCGAGCGACCCAATTCCTCAAAGAATACCTGCCTCTTCATAGTCATCTCCTGTTTAGGGCAACGGGTGCGGCCCGTTTTAAGCAATGCGCCTGCTCTCCCTCGGTGCTTCCCTCTCGTCGCGGTCGCGCTCGTTCTGCTTCTGAGCGACGCGGCGGCGCGCGGCGGCGGCGTACTCCTCCTCCAGACCCAGCAGCCTGAGCTCGCCCGGGCCGAGGTAGCAGCGGTTGGGGTTGGGCACCTTAGCCACGATCCCTCAACTCCCTGATGGCACTGCGAATGGCCTGGCGCCGGTCGGCGCGACTGAGCCGCACAGGGGCGCGCGGCCTTAGCAGCGTGGCCACTTCGTTGCCAACCTCGATGTTCCCAGTCTCGCGCGTGCGCTGGCGGAACTTCGCCTTGCTCGTGAAGTACTCCCCGGTCGCCATGTGGCGCGTCGCGGGCATCTCGTCACCGATGACGTGCGCAGCGCCCCTTGCGCTGTGCAATGGCGCGGCGCGCGCCTTGTCCATCAGCCGCCCGGCGCGCAGCACGAAGACAGTCACTATAATCCCCCGGCCGCGGCCTGCGGTGGATTGGGCGGCGCCAGGGCGGCCTGGGCCATCTCGTGCGCGCGCTCGGCCGCGCCCTGGGTGCTTTCGTGCGCGCGCTGGCGCGCCTGCTCCTGGAGCTCCAGGTGGCGGTTCTGCAGCTCGATGAGCTTGATCTGCATCTCCATGCGGCGCATCTGCAGGTCGGCCTGGTCGCTCTGGGCCTCGGCCTGGGCGCGCTGCGCGGCCGTCTGCTGCTCCACCTGCTGCCTAGCGACCTCGGCCTGGGCTTGCTGCTGATCGGCCGCGGCGCGGATGGTGGCCACCTTGACGTCGGATTGCGCCTTTAGCGTGTCGGCCTGGGCCTTGATCGCCAAGGGGCTGGGGGCCTGGGGGCCCCCAGCCCCTTGCGCAGCCTTCTTGGCCTTGGCCACGGCCTCGTCGCCGAACTCCTCGATGGCCGACTCCAGGTCGCGCCCCACCCGGAAGCCGCGCACGCCGAACTGGAGCAGCTTGGCCATGAGCGGCACGCTTTCGGGCATCTGGGCGCCCATGGCCATGGCGGCCTGGAGGAACTTGGTCACCGCGCCAATGAACTCGGTGCGATCGGCCTTCTCCTGGGCGGCATCGCCATAGACAGTGGAATCCACCTCGATGTCCACGCGGAAGCCGAGCAGCTTCTCGTTGCGCAGCAGAGTTATGGCCGCGGCGATGCGCTTGAGGCCCCCCAGCTTGGCCATCATCTCGGGCGGCAGGGGCGGGGGCGGCGCGCCGGGGAAGGGCACCACATTGGTGCCCGGCCCAGGCAAGGTGGGGCCGGCCGGCCCGGGCGTTGGGGGAGACGAGATAGGGCCAGCCGGCCCGGGCACCGCGCCCGCCAAGGGAGGAGAGGCGGGCAGAGGCGCCGCGCTGCCGGGCCCTGTTATGGGGGGGACGGAACCCGGCAATGGTGCTGCTGCAGGCGCTGCCCCCGGCCCGGGCCCTGCCGCAAGCAGAGGGGGAGGAGGGGTGGGGGCGGGCAGCGCCTGGGGCAGCATGTCGATGTCGGGCGCGCCCAGTCCCTCCTCAAAGAGCGCGCCCGATACTTCGATGAGGGACTTAGGGGAGAAGTGCGCGGCCATGATCTCGGCCATGATGCGCACCACGTCGCGGCAGAGCCGCGCCACCGCGGCCTGGCGGCGCTGGAGCCGAGTGGCGCCGTTGTTGGTCTTTAACCGCTGGCCGCCCATCGTCTCGCGCGCGTCGGTGGTGCCGCGCATCACGTCGGTTATGCCGGTGAGCCTATCCATCTCGGCCACGGTCTTCTCGCGCACGGCCATGAGCTCGTTGAGTACGCCGATGATCTCCTTGAGCGGCAGCAGCGACATCGACCCCGCCACGCCGCCCTTCTCGGCGAAGGCCGCCCAGGCGTCCACCGGGATGAGCTCATTCTCCACCGACTCGTCGAGTAACCGCGCGAGATCCTTCTCGGCCGCGTTGTAGAGGCCGGCCACCTTGCAAGCCTTCGCCAACATGGAGATGCGCTGCGTCAGCTCGTCGATCTGGATGGCCTGGTCCTGGTATTGCATGTAGTCGGGCACGGGCGTGAGGGTATTGTTGGTGGCGTTAGCGTAGAGCGGGCGCGGCACCGGGAAGAAGTTCTCCAGCTTGAGGGGGTCGTCGCGCCGGTCGCAGAGATACTCGTAGCCCTCGGCGATCCAGTAGATGCGCTGGTCGCCCTTATTCCAGATCTCGATCACCTCGCCCTTGCGCGAGGCGTCCAGCTCGGGCTGGAGCGTCTCGGATTGACGCCTGCGCTCGCGGTCGTCCTTCTCTAGCGGCACGGCCTTGCCGATCCTCTTGCCAAATCTCTCGACCAGCTCGTCGCGCGTGAGGTAGACGCGCTTGGCCACCGCGGTGACCTCGCGCCAGATGCGCGCGCGCGCCGGGAAGGTGAAGAAGTCCGTCCAGGGAATATAGTCAACTGGCACCGACTCGCGCACGATGCGGTCGCCCGTCTCCTCCAGCTTCTCCTCTTCCGGGGAGTCGTCCGGTGGCCCGATGTCGCCCTGGGCGTCGCGCAGGTCGAGGCCCGTCTCCACCGGGAGGGAGACGCCCGGGCCGATCTCGGGCTCGTAGCGCACCCAGGGCACTCCGCGCCCGGCGAGCAGATAGTCCATGACGCATTGCTCGATGGCCTCGTCAAGTCCGTTGATCTCGATCTCGTTGCGCAGCGCGCGCTCGAGCATCTGCGCCGCGCCGCGGCCCACCGGGTCCTTGTCCTTGAACCTGCGCTCGGCGATGGGCGTGGGCATGCGCCCATAGAGCGCGGGCAGGAGAATCTGCACGTTGGACCACAGGCTATTGTAGCGGCGCTGGCCCTCCTCGTCGCTTCGGCTGCGCTCGTCGCGATAGCGCTTCTCGATCGTGTGGCCGCGCTTAACCCACTTGCGCTGCTCGTCGTGCACATCGTCGAGTTGCTGCTTCCAATACGCCGCGAGG